GCTGCTTAATGCTCTTTGATAGTTTTCAAGATACTTACGAAAGAATGAACTTTTTAATCTGCGTAATTCAATATTGAGATACTCAAGTATAGCCTCAAGTTCTTGAAGTTGGTTGAAGCGATGTTCAACAAGACCGGGCATACTTGCCGCGGCCTTCTCAATGTTGCCGTAGATACGACATTCTTTTTTCGCTTCAACCAGTTCGTCTTCATAGTATTGTAAAGCGTCTGGTATTTTGCTAATATCTTTTGATATTTTGCTATACCACATGATCAATCCCAATCATCGTCATCGGCAACCATTTCATCGTCAATATCAAGATAGTAATTGATTGCAGAATCAAGATAATCACAAACACCTAAAGAATCTTTCATTGCTTCATCACTTGTTCCATAGTCTGCCAAAAGATCAACAAATCTTTCTGCAACTGTGTCAAGGTGTTTCTTATCAATGTGTTCTTTAAAAAGATTCCATGTATCTACAACTTGTGAACTGTCCATACTCTTTTTTACTCCTCAGTAATTACCTCTTTAACAGGTTCTTCAACTTCATCTGTAGTTACCTCAGATGTTAAGTTGTTAAAGTCTTTCATGACTTTATCAAGAAGATCGCCACCTGCTTCCCAGGCTTTACGATATTCTTTAATTTCTTCTCCTGTTGAAGAAACGTATTTAAGTCTATTACCATCTTTAACAAGCATACCTTTTTTCTCAAAAAGATCAACAAGTCCACTGTATGGATTCATTCCTGTTTCATAAGGAATTTTAACTTGTACGCCTTCGAACGGTTTTGCATAACGAGTTTTCATTACTTTACAACCTGCTCTAATTCCACGTACTTCGCTAATTTTATTACCATCTTCATCTTCTTTTAGTTTTAGTTTTTTCATTGCTACAACAATTGAAGATGCATAGATAAATCCTTGTCCACCACTAATCTTATCATCTGGATCAAACATATCCTGCGATGCATAAGTGTGATTGGTTGCTACAAGTCCTACATTGTGTGAACCAAACATATTAACACAGTTACGTACAAGTGATGTAAGTGCTTTAGGCTTACGACCCATATCACCCTTCATATCACCTTTGTTAAACTGATCAACATCTGTTGGTGTTAACAACATACCTAATGAGTCAATTACAAACAACACTTTAGGTCTATCTTCTTCAGCCATTGCTTTGTAATCATCCATGAATGTTGATACTGTTTTAGCAACATCATCAATCATGCTCATATTAAGTTTTAATAGTTTTGCTTCTGATGTATCTACATCAAGAGCCTGTAACCATTGTTCGTCAAGTGCATTTTCAGAATCAATTAATACTACAAAGATACCTTGATCCTGTGCCGCCTTAACAATATTTCCTGCACAGATATAACTTTTACCTGCACCAGATTCACCTGCAAATACAGTTACCTTACCAAGAGGAACACCCTTGTGAAAGTCACCACTTACAAGATAGTTGAGTGCATAATTTCCTGTACTAATCCAATCAGTCGGATCGTTAAATCCTGCACTCATACCCGTAATTGATTTAGTCAAGTTTTTACGAAACTTGGAAACGTCAAATGCTTTATTAGCCATATTATCTCCTTATTCAGATAATGTGTGGGGTTGCCCCCACACACTGTACTGCTATTAGTTTTGACGTGAACGGATCATTGCAAGAATGTCTTCCGCCTTGTTTTCAGTCTTAGGTGCTTCTGCCTCTACTACTGGTGCTGTTGCTACTGCTTCAACTACTGGAGCAGGCGCTACAGGTGCTGATTGACTTGTAGCAGTTGCGTTTGCACTTGCCGCTACATTTGGATCACCAGTTCTTGCCGCCATTCCCGCTGGACGGAAATATTGACCAAAACGCTCTGGATCATATGCTTCACCATCAACAGATGCTTGGAACATCTCTTGCATAACCTTTACTTCAACTTCTGAAGGCTTCTTAGGTAAGAAGTCATTTAAGTTAAACAAGCCATGCTTTTCAACTGCCGCCTTTTCATCTTCACTTAATGGACGCTCTCTACGTGCCCAATTTGAAGTTGAATAGTCTGCGTATCCACCTTTAGAAGTTTTTACAATTCTAAAGTCTACACCTGCTGTGTAGTCTGTTGGTAGTTCTTCCATATCCGGATCAAGTAGAGCAGATTTAATTAATTGGAAAATTTGTGGTCCAATAATAAATCTACGGATTGGATTTTCTGGAAGTGAATCTTCTTTAAGTCCGTTTTCAGTTACAAACCCTTGGAAAATGTATGAACGTTTCTTCCAATACTTACGACCCATATCTTCTAAAGTTGGGTCTTTAAACCAACCACGTACTTCATTAAGAATAGCACATGATTCACCATACATTTCCATACAAGGAATTTGTACTTGTACTGGACGTGAATCTGTCTCACCCTTAATACCTGCAAATGGTAGTTTAATCATTAGACGTTCTTTCCAAAAGAAGTCTGCACTTTTGTCACCGTCAGGTAAGAAACGTACAGTAGACTGTTCGCCTTCCTTTAGATTCCAAAATGGGTAAATTGCGTTGTCGCCGCCGCTTGATTGAGTAGAACCACCTGTGCGTGATTCTTGATCTTTAAGTTTAGCACGAATTTCTGCTAATGTTGCCATAATTTAAGCCTCCTATATAATTGCCTTTGGCGTGTTGTGTGCCTTGATTGTGTTTAGCACATAATATACACTATACACAAACTTACTTATAAAGTCAAGTGAAACTTTGTCAAAAAAGTGACTTAGTGAGCCAAACCCGCTAAAGTTTTGATTCTTGCCATCTCTTCATCTTGATTTGTAACCAATTCCTTCATAATGGTCATAGCATCTCTCATTGCTTCATCACCATACTTCTTTTCAACTGCTGTCATTACCGCAGTTTCACCTTTAGGGAATCGATTAGTAGTATAATCAAAGTGTCCTTTGATAAACTCATCTAAAGGTAATTCTTCTTCTTTATCGTGTAACTCGTCTGGAGCATCTGCTTTTGATAACGCACCGTCCTTATCAATCTTTACGTCCATTGTGTCGTCATCTGCTTCTTTTGCAAATGGTAACGGCTCACCTGCTTTTTCGTAGTAATCTACAATAAGGTCCTGTACTGATGTATCCAAAGCGGCTATAGGACCACCATCCTTTATAAGATTTGCAATGTCCATCATATCGTCAATTCGACCTTGCATCATTCTTACATCTTCGTCATAACCTTGTTTTT